AGTCCCTGATTCCCGATGATTTTTCGGACGTTGGAGAGGCTCGCACATTTGTAGAAGGCTTTTCAGATGAGGTGGCGTTTACTATTGCGACCGATTATCTTCGCTACAACGGAACCTACTGGGAGGAGTCAGAACACGCCGTCACCCTTGCCATGATTGAACATACAGACGTACAGCTGGCAGAGGCGGAAAAGCAGGTGGAAGCGTCACTTCTGAAACTGGAAAGCCTTGGTGTTGCAAGAGATGCAGCAATCAACGGCGGCAAAAAGTTTCGGGATAGTCTGGACGAGGAACAGAACGCCGCATACAAGGAGTATCAGTACTATGCCACTTTCAAGGCATTCGTGATGAAATACCGCCATGTTCGCAGTATGACCAATGCACTGGATGCCGCAAAGCCGCTGGTTCTCCACAATCCAGAAGCCCTTGACAGCAATCCAATGCTCTTAAATACTCCGGGTGGAACTTACTATCTGCCCGAAGGATTGAATGGCTGGAAGCCTACAGACCCTGCCGACCTCTTAACGAAAGTGACGGCGGTCGTTCCAAGTGATGCCGGTAAGGATTTGTGGGAGGATGCGTTGCAGCTGTTCTTCTGCGGTGACCAGAGTTTGATTGACTATGTGCAGATGATTTGCGGACTTTGCATTGTGGGCAAGGTGTACTTGGAGGCGATGATTATTGCCTACGGTGACGGACGAAACGGAAAATCAACGTTCTGGAATGTCATCTACAAGGTTCTGGGAAGTTACAGCGGAAACATTTCAGCGGATGCACTGACCGTCAATTGTAAGAGAAACGTGAAGCCGGAGATGGCGGAACTCAAGGGAAAACGGATGATTATTGCGGCAGAATTGCAGGAAGGAATGCGATTGAATACCAGTGTGGTAAAACAGCTCTGTTCCACTGACCCGATTTTTGCCGAAAAGAAATTCAAAGCACCATTCCACTTTGAACCTTCACATACTTTGGTGCTGTATACCAATCATCTTCCGAAGGTTGGTGCATCGGATGATGGCACGTGGAGAAGATTGATTGTGATCCCGTTTCACGCAAAAATTCAGGGTTCTAAGGATATCAAAAACTACACGCAGCACTTGGTAGATAACGCAGGTGGTGCGGTACTTTCATGGCTGATTGAAGGTGCAAGAAAGGTCATTGCGGCAAACTATCAGATCAACAGACCGCAGTGTGTTCTTGATGCAATTGGAGCCTATCGGGAAGGCAATGACTGGCTTGGCAATTTCATCAATGAGTGTTGTGAAGTGGATAAAAGCTATCAGGAAAAGTCCGGAGAACTATATCGGCACTATCGTGAATACTGTCTTGAAAATGGTGAGTTTGTTCGCAGCACATCAGATTTCTATTCTGCTTTGGAACAGGCTGGGTACAAACGTAAGAGAACAACACAGTGTAATGTGATTATGGGACTTTGCATCAAATTCGATTTTCTTGACTAAAAGTATGTTTTTGACTTCCACTTTATAAAATCGACTTCCACTTTTAAGGTCAAAAAACACCGAAATATAGGGAAAGTGGAAGTCATAGGAACTCATATACAGACTTTACGCAGGCGAGAAAAAAAGTAAAATTTTTCTCTATATATAAGGTTTGTATTTGACTTCCTATGACCTCCATTTTCTCGAAAAACAGGGAGAATCCATGCGAGAAAAAATAATTGAAGAAAAACTCACAAAGGCAGTAAAGCAAAATGGCGGTGTGTGTTGGAAATTCACGTCTCCCGGAACGGCAGGCGTTCCAGACCGCATCGTATTGATGCCCGGCGGTAGAATTGCATTTGTGGAAGTGAAAGCACCCGGAGAGAAACCCAGACCGCTTCAACTTTCCCGGCATAAACTTCTGAGGCGATTGGGTTTTCTGGTTTACGTCTTGGATGCTTGTGAGGGCATCGAAAAAATCATCTCGGAGGTGAAAAGCGATGGAACTGCATGATTATCAGAAATATACTGTTCGATTTATCGAAGAACATCCAATCGCAGCACTCTTTCTGGATATGGGACTTGGTAAAACGATTACAACACTGACCGCAATCCACAATTTGATGTTTGATTTGTTTGTGGTCAGAAAGGTTCTGATTATTGCACCGTTGCGAGTTGCACGGGATACCTGGTCTGCTGAAATTGAAAAATGGGAGCACTTGAAACCGCTGCGATACAGCGTAGCGGTCGGCACAGAGGAAGAACGCATTGCAGCTATAAAGGCAGAGGCTGACATCTACATCATCAATCGGGAGAACCTCGACTGGCTCGTCAACAATACGAAGTTCGATTATGACATGGTGGTGATTGACGAACTGAGTTCGTTTAAGAATCATCAGAGCAAACGCTTCAAAGCCCTGATGAAAGTTCGACCGAATGTGAAACGCATCGTGGGGCTGACTGGAACTCCTGCCAGCAATGGCTTGATGGATTTATGGGCAGAATTTCGTCTGCTGGATATGGGGCAGCGGCTCGGCAGATTCATCGGGCAGTACCGGAATGCCTACTTCAAGCCAGACAAGCAGAACGGCTATCTCGTGTATTCCTACAAACCCCTGCCCGATGCCGAAGAACGGATCTACGAAAAAATATCGGACGTCACTGTTTCGATGAAAGCCATCGACCACCTGCACATGCCGGAATTACTTTCCAACGAATATCCCGTGCAGCTGTCCGACACGGAGCAAGAAACCTACAAGCGGTTCAAGTCTGAATTGATTCTGGAGATGCAGGACACTGAAATCACCGCCGCCAACGCTGCAAGTCTATCCAACAAACTTTCCCAGCTGGCGAATGGAGCAGTGTATGACGACACCGGAGCGGTGATTCCCATTCACAACCGAAAGCTGGATGCACTGGAGGACTTGATAGAGACGGCCAACGGCAAGCCCGTTCTAGTGGCATACTGGTTCAAGCATGACCGAACAAGAATTGCGGAACGCCTGCAACGGTTACAGGTTTCCTATCAGGAAATCCAGTCCTCTGACAGTATTCGGAACTGGAACGCCGGAAGGCTGCAAGTTGGTCTGCTGCACCCGGCCTCCGCCGGGCATGGCTTGAATTTGCAGGCAGGCGGAAATGTGTTGGTGTGGTTCGGACTGACCTGGAGTTTAGAACTCTACCAGCAGACCAACGCCAGACTGTGGCGGCAGGGGCAGCAGTCCGAAACGGTTGTCATTCAACATCTCATCACCAAGGGTACGATTGACGAACGTATCTTGAAAGCCCTGACTCGAAAGGAACAAACCCAGACCGCTTTGATGACTGCTGTGCGTGCTGAAATTGTGAGGGAGGAAAATGCATGAATCCAAAAGCATACATGGAAGAGGCAGAACGCCTCCGCCACCGAATTTTTCGGAAAGAGCATGAGATCGATTGCATACGACAATCTGCTGAGGGTATGGTTGGAAAAGGTGGAGATTCCCCTAAAACAGTTTCTCCAGAACCACACAAGATGGAAATTGCTGTAGAAAAAATTTTGTCATTGGAAGAAGAAATCGAAGAAACCAAAATGGAACTTCAACATTTGATGCATGAAATGCGGAAACAGATTCAGAAGGTCGCAGATGCAGATGCCCGTGATCTTCTTACAAAACGGTATCTGGAGTTTAAGCCATGGAAAGTGGTGGCAAGTGAATTAGACTATAGCGTACAGCATATTTACTACCTCCACAATAAAGCACTTGAAAAGTTAAGAGTTCATCAGAGTTCATAAGACTTGATAAGAGCTTTATGGTATGCTATACTGTATCATAGCAAAGAATAAAACGAGAGCCGCCATGGAATCATCCGAGGCGGCTTTTTGTGTCCGGAGGTGAACCTTATGCCGAAGAAATGTAAGAAACCCTGCAAGCATCCCGGCTGTCCGAAACTGACCGAAGGTGCGTACTGCGACGAACACAAGCCCTTGCACCCAGACCGACCGTCTGCCGCCAAGCGTGGATACGGCAGCAGGTGGCAGAGACTCAGCAAAGCGTATCTCCACCGGCATCCTTTGTGTGTGCGGTGCAAAGCACAGGGACGGTTCACGGCAGCGACCGTGGTCGACCATATCATTCCTCACCGTGGTGATCCGCATCTGATGTGGGATGAAAGCAACTGGCAGGCTCTCTGTAAGCCCTGCCACGACCGCAAGACATGGACGGAAGACCGAAATCCCGTCTATCGGTATTAATTGTGTCTGAAATGCTGCCGGTGGGGGGATAAAAATCTCTAATTGTGAATTTTTTACAGACCGGCGTTCCCTCTCACGCACAAAAACCAAGGTTCAAATGGGGGATTAACCCCGAAAATATGCAAACAAGCCGAAACCTACGCAGTTTCGGCTATTTTTCTCTCAAAAGGCAGGTGAAATCAGATGGCAAAGGACGGCACAAGAAGAGGCGGCAGACGAGTTCGTGCAGGCGATAAGCCGAAAGCCCTCTCCGACAAAATTGCAGAGGGCAAGGATGCAGATATTATGGAGTTTCATGCCCCGGAATTGGAAGCAGCTGATCTGGACGATGCCGCTGATTTGACCGGTGCGGATATGCCAAGCCCCAGTGCGTACTTGTCTGCCCAGCAGAAGAACGGAAAACCGCTGGGAGCAGACATTGTGTACAAAGAAACATGGCTCTGGCTGAAACAGCGTGGCTGTGAAAAGCACGTCAACAAACGGCTGCTGGAAAGTTACTCGCAGGCATTCGCCCGATTTGTACAGTGTGAAGAAGCCCTCAGTACCTATGGACTGCTGGGAAAGCACCCGACCACCGGCGGCGTTATTGCCTCCCCGTTTGTGCAGATGAGCCAGACATTTCAGAAACAGGCAAATTTGCTCTGGTATGAGATTTTCGATATTGTAAAGCAGAACTGTACGACCAAATTTGACGGTACGCCACAGGATGATTTGATGGAACAGCTTCTGAGCAGCAGAAAGTGAGGTAGCATGAAAGCAGATACTCAGTTCTGGCGAGATCTGAAAGCCAATCGCCAGAAGATGACAAAACAGCAATATCGCACAATCAAAGGACAGGCGGTCAGCGGAAAAGTACTGGATGCCAGAAAAGGCTTACAGAAAGTTTTGAAGCGGAGGAATGGAGCATGACCACAACCACAGAATTTCAGCTTGTTGACATCAACAAGTTAGTACCCTATGCAAACAACGCCAGAACACACAATAAGGAACAAATCCTGAAACTCCGTTCCTCTCTGCGTGAGTTTGGCTTTGTGAATCCGGTGATTATCGACCGGGAATACAATGTGCTGGCTGGACATGGACGCATTATGGCGGCAAAAGAAGAAGGCATTGCAGAAGTACCCTGTGTGTATGCCGACCATCTAACCGAAGCACAGAAGAAGGCATATATCCTTGCTGACAACCGTATGGCGTTAGATGCTGGTTGGGATGATGAACTGCTTGCTGTTGAGATGGAAGAATTACAGAATCTCGGTTTTGACCTTGGACTTACAGGCTTTGATGAAAAAGAAATCGCAGATTTATTTGCAATTGACAGCGATGAAGCAAAACAGGACGATTTTGATGTGGACGCAGAACTTGAAAAGCCCTGCAAATCCAAAACAGGCGATATCTGGCATCTTGGAAAACACACAGTTATCTGCGGTGATTCAACTTTGCCTGAAACGTTCAACGCTCTGCTTGGCGATACAAGAGTAAATCTTGTCTGTACAGATGCACCATATTTTGTCGACCTTAACAGCACGTCGGGAAAAATCAAGAATGACAATCTAAACGATAAGGAAGCATACAAATTCCTTATGAAAGTATTCAAAAATCTGCACGAATATATGCAGAGAGATGCAAGTTTCTATGAATTCTATGCCACTTCAAAGGCGCGAATTTTTCACGATGCTTTTGAAGATGCAGGCTTCAAAGTTGGTGCAGGTCTTGTGTGGAAGAAAGATCGCCTTGTTCTTACAAGAACAGACTGGAAATATATCCACGAGCCTATCATTTTTGGCTGGAAAAAGGACGGGAAACATAATTGGTACGGGGATCAGAAACAAGTGACGGTATTTGAATTTGATCGTATCAAAAACAGCAAAGAGGACGGCTGCGGACATCCATCAAGCAAACCTGTTCCGCTTATCGCCTATCTTATCGGTTTATCAACGCAGACCAATGCTTTAGTGCTTGATTGCTTTTTAGGTTCAGCGTCTACGCTTGTTGCCTGCGACCAGCTTGACAGAATTTGTTACGGCATAGAGTTTGAACCGAAGTTTGTTGATGTAGCCGTTGAAAGGTACATAAAACTCCATGACGGAAATTCCGATGATGTGTATTTGATTCGGGATGGGAAGCGAATGGAATATTCGGAAGTAGAGGTGTCAGATGC